GTCTGACCATTACGGCGCACGACATTAACATCGGTTACCTTCAAAGAGTAATCGAGCTTATCCGCCGTTACAGCAGAAATCCCATCAGAGTCTATTTTACTGAGTGCCATAAGCTACTCCTTATGCGTATGGGCTGTCACCTAACAGATCAGCGTTCCAAGCAGCCTTGAGTTCAGCAATCGTGCTGGCACTGTCAATAGCAGCAGCAGCAGGTGCGTCACGAAGAGCATTCTTTGCAGCAGCAATAGCCGTAGTGTCTGCACCTGTTTCAAGTGCTTTCATTAATTCTACGTCCTTTGCAGCCAGTAACGGGGTACGCGCTTCGCGGATCTTGTCACGGAAGATAGCTTTCGCCGCATCCATGTCCTCACTGATTACGCTTCCATTAAGAGACCATGCACCACGAAAGTGACGGTCAGAAGGAACGGTAGCCGTGGAAGCGTCAATCTGGTTCCCGTCCTTATCTACGATGTATGTTGCTACAGCCATGAGTTTCTCCTATGCTGCGATATCAGTGGCAGTTATATCATCAGCTATCTTCCAAGCATTCCGCCACTCACGAGTGCTTGGTAGCTGTTCCTTACGGCATATTACCATCTTTGGCTTATTGCCGCTATTCCAATCCGTCCAGACGTGTTGTGGCACATCCTTCATGATTAAGTATTCAATAGCCTGTTCTTCTGTCATCGCTGGCATAGGTTCTGTTGTGTGCAATAAATAGCCGCGAGTATGCTTCTTGAAATCAGGTTGTGCTTCGTCCTTTGCCAACTCGTGATACACCCATACTGGTGGTAGGATGCCGCCTTGTAAAGCGCAAGCCATCCAGTTCGGGTCAGGCACAAGTATCTTAGCGCACTCGTCCACGCTGTCCTCATAGACAACACGGTAGTCAGACTGCACACCGTCTAGGTTTTCTTTAGCCCAGCATAGTCGGTCAAACAGGTGAGTGCCTTTGAAATCAGGTGTCTGCATTATGCGAGGTCTCCGTGAATTGTCACAACCGCAAAAGTTTTGTCTTGGGCTATATAACTAGAACCATTCCAAGTACCAGCCCCAGCCCTAAAATTCAAATAACTTGTTGTTGGGTCTGAGTTGGCTTCAAAGTCAGGTGTTGTTCCACCACTTCTACCACTAATCGCCCAAGTATATCCAACGCTATCCATACTTGAAGAAAAATTAGCATCATATTCACCAGTCGCATTATCATCTAAACTTGATACGTTCAGCGAATCACGAGCCGCAATCGTTCCAGTCCCATTAAAGTTCACCCAAGCCTTCGCACTACCCTCAACAACATAGTTCGTGGCGATTGACCCTGCGGTTGAGTGGGTCAGTGTATCCGCTACTATTGTTCCAGCCATTATGGTTTCTCCGGCCACACGACATCATCAAGTGATGTGTATGTGTTAGTAATATCGCGCAGGGCTTGGCGGTATGCTGTTTGCTCTGCGGTCATTATTAAATCAGACGATGCCCACCAATCGGTTTCAGCAAGCAGTTTGTTTCGCTTTTCACGCAACAGTCGCAAAGGTTCGGCGGCTTTTAGTTCATTTAATTTTGTGGTTATCTCTGCTTCTGTTGGTTGAGGTATATCGGATGAACGCCAAGTAATCTCATTGACGCTTTCATTACCAACCGTAAAAGAAGCGTTAGGACAAAGTTGTAAAATTGCCTCTGCTACAGTAATCATGACCGTATCTCCTGCATAATACAGGTGGAAAGATAAGTTCCTACCTCATCATCGTTTGCCGTTGAGTAGTTAAAATACGAAATGCGTGTTGTGCCAGCCCCTTGCCTAGAAATAAGCCTATACGCAACAGTGCAGTCAGACCCCTGTGCAGGGTCATGTAAATAACAAAGGTTTAATGGTAACTGACCATAATTATTTTCAGCCCTAATCCTATACCCAGCAAAAACTGGTGTCCTAGAACCATTAGCAGAACCTGTATCTACATTAGCCCAAGCACCGCCATCTATTGACCTTTGAAATTTGAATAATTGAAAGGGGTCTGCACTTGAAGTGCTTGTTGAGAGCATAATATTTACAAGAACTTTAGAGTTTGCTGAGATAGAAATAGTTGGATTCCAATCAGTGCCTGACGCTGACTGAATGACATATTCAGTGTCTGGTGCGCCAGCAACAGAGTGTTGATATTTATTAACTGACTGGACTACTTGGACTATTAAATCATCAGTGCCTTTAATCTGTACCATTATTTATTCTCCGTAATAGAGCCAGCAGAGGTCTTGCCTGTGAGATTGTCAACTAGGATGGTACTCATGCGAGGTCTCCAAATACCGCTACCTCATTGCGTGGGGTGTCCTGCGATGTGCCGGAACTGTTTGCAAAAGTAATCACACGAAACAAAGAGGATGTTCTTGCTGTTGATTGGTCAAGCGAATACAAGACACCGTTGCCGCTGGCAACCCCTCCGCTAGAACCCGGATGACAATACAAGGCATTACTCATGCTGGATGTAAAAGCAAGAGTTGTGTCGCCTGTGGCATTGTCTGTGTAAGATGAGATATTAAAATCATCATATTTTGCAGTAGACGTTGTAGTTGTAAAATGTGACCAAGCCTTCGCCGCACTCTGATTAGTCAGCGTGACTGCACCGCCCGATGTGTTCTGGATTGTATCTGCTCGTAATGTACTCATGCTATCACCAATGTCCCACCAGATGTGATTGTGATTGTCACCCCAGTTGCTAGTGTTAATGGACCAGCGCACAAACCATTTACATCTGCCGCAATCGTTACGTTTGTATCAAGCTGTTTTTGGTGTGAACGAATGATATCACCAAGGCCATTTGTAGTGTCACCAGTTGTGCCATTGTCACCTTGGAAGTACCCCGCACCAAAGCTGATTCCAGAATCTAACTTAGCTTGAGTGACCGCGCCGTTCTGTATCATAGCCGTTGTGATGCTATTTGATGGAGGAACTACGGTCTGTTGTGCTTTACCTTGGAATACAACATAGAAGTCGTCTGTAGCAACGATGCTGCCAGTCATTGTCAACGAAGTACCCGCAACAGTATATGCCACGCCCGGCTCTTGCCGCACGTTGTTTACAAATACCTCAATGTCTTGAGCTGTGCCAGCGGCATAATCTAGCGTGAAACTAGTGCCTGTGCCACCTGTTAAATCTTGATAACTTACGGAGCTGTACGCCTCTGCTGGTTGATTACCCTGATATGGCATGTGCTACTCCTACGTTATATCAAGATGGCTCATCACCACATCGGCTGAAGAAGCTGTGTCTGACACAACCTTTAGTGCGTCACCCGGCTCCATGACCACCTTTTGATCGCCGCCGACAACAACAAGCGTACCACCTACAGGCACTGGTGCGGCCTTAATTAAATACACACTGTCTTCAGCACCCGATGTGCGACTGCTTGCGTCAAGAATCACATCAATCAAAATCTGCGAGGTAACTATGTTTGCTACCGACAGCCCGATTATGGTGGTTTCTGTTGCCGAAGGACAGGTGTATATAGTAGCCGCCGATGTACCTACTGCCGTATCTGTCTCTGATAAGAATGAGTTTGCCATCGTCCTATCCTAATGCTATCGCAAAGGCCAAAGCCTGCGGGTCTTGCTCTACAAAGTTCTGAACATTACCATCGTTGTCGTTGAAGATCATCTTCTCAGCAGGAAGCGTACAGAATACTGTACGAGTTCCCGCTCCCCAGTTCACCGCCGCGTCAGAGTTGCTTGACTGCAAAATCGTGGTACGGGCCAAGGTCGTACCAGATGCAGTGTATGTGCCAACGCCAACTTCAAAGTCAGTGCCGTCTGTGCAACAATAGTAAGTCAAGTTGCCATCACCAACAGACGCAAAAGTCTCAAACCCCGTCACAGCACCAGCAAGCGTATAAGTGCCCGTGCCCGTGGTAGTGGTCGTTTCCTTTACTCTGTCTTTGATAGCAAATGCCATTACTTCAACTCAATCGTCAGGTTTCCAGCATTGATACGGAAGATGTCACCAGAAGCAATCGTCTTGGATGCATCTAATGCACCGATGAACATGATGTTGCCGCTTGACGCTGCATCAACAACGAATGCGTGGGTGATGGTTTCTGTGGTTCCGCCTGATGCAGGGTATTCAATGTTAGCTGCATTGGTCACTGTCTGTGCGTCAGTAGCACCAGAAGCCAGCGTCCAGTTAGCTGCCGTTACCTGCTGACGAGCATAGTTGGTGAAGGTAGCTTCTGTTAGTGTACCCGCCTCTGGGTCAGAAACAGCCGTAGCCAATCCAATGTAAATGCTGTCGCCCGGAGTCGTAAAACTCTCCGAGTTGTTCTTGAAAATAAAATCTAGAACAGCGTGTTCCAGATATGTGGTTGCCGCGTTTGATGTCGCCATAATCTACTCCTATGTCCTTGGCCTATCAGGCAAGCCTCTACGATATGCATCGCTGTTTTCACGAGCCTCTGCCAGATCCTTGATACGGCTCAACGCTTCCTGAAATTGCTTCTCATACATGCCGAGCACATCTTGCTCACCTTTCATGTAAATATACGCTTCTACGAGCGATCCGTAAAGTAAAGCATTAGGTGCGTTTTCACTGAGCCATGTTGTTCCACTATCCGCGCCAGCCGTCAGTGAAGCTGGGCGATAGTAATAGTGCAGTTCTACTGCGTAATTGCTGTCAGGTGTGGGAGCCAAAATAAAGTTGTCAATGTCAAAGAAGGCGTAATATTTTGGTACACCCGTAGTTGCGGGGTTTGGACTATATTCCTGCAAAAAGTTCACGTCCTTCTGTAGTAGAAACTCTTTCGCGCTGTCCCGCGTAATAGACATAGAGAACGCAGAAAGATAATCAGAAGGCACAGAAAGATACGGATCTGAAGACGTCAAATTAGATGTTGCGTTCTTACGAAACACCTCAAGGTCAACCAGCTTGAAGATACGATCCTCTGCTGCACGAATAAAGTCAGGCAAGTGCGTAACGAAAGAAGTCTCGGTGTTCTCCGCAAAATCCTGTATTGCTGTTTTTAGCTGTGCATATGTATAACTCATTTAAGCCTCCAGCGTGACTGGGCCGACAGTCGCATTTTGACCACCCCCGCGTTGACTACCCGTTGTTGCTGTTCCTGACGATGCCGTAAACGTATAGCTCCCAGAATCAACCACAGTAATCGTATACCCATCCGCCTTTTCCAAAACCGTGCTGCTGAATCCATCAAAACCCTGTGTCTTTCTAAATCTTACTGTATCACCCGTTGTGCGTCCATGTGATGGTTCTA